GATCCCAAGTTTGCAAGTCGCCCTGAGCCAGCAAAGAAAGCCATTGTAGATATGTCATTCAACCTTGGTCTTACTAAGCTCAAGAAGTTCGAAAAGATGAGTGAAGGACTACAAGCTAATGACTACAACAAGGCGGCAGATGAAATGGTTGACAGTGACTGGTACAATGATGTAAAAAGTCGCGGTCCACGTACAGTTAGTTTAATGCGCTCACTAGCACAATAGTATGAATATCCAAGAAGATCTACAGGCCCTGCACAATCACGAAACCTTTGCTCGGTTCATTAAGACTATTCACGATCTACGTGAGGAGACCATTAGTGAAATGCACGAAGCATCCAGTGACACTATACAGCAGGTATCCGGTCGCATCATTACGTATGACCAAATCCTCCAGTTTGTGAACTGGGAAGCCCTCAAGAAACGTCATTCGGATCAGTTGTAAACTAGTGTGTTATAATCCGCTTATCGCCATCGCTCGGCGTTAATGAGTGGATAACTATATGACAGACAAAATCGCAACTGCTAACGCTGAGGCAGACCAAAGTTCAGTGGACAATACTAATATATCCGTCGCGGATCTTGCAGCCCGGAGGCTTGGAGGACTAACTCAAGGACTAAATATCCCTGAGATGAGTAATTCAGAACCCGAAGCAGAAGTAACCGAGGAAGTAACCGAAGAGGTAGCCGAAGAGGAGATTGAGAAATCAGTTGAGTCAGAGGAAACCGAAGAGGAAGCAACCGAGGAAACTGAAGGATCCGAAGATGTTCTTTCACAGTTGGACCTGGACGAAATGTCCGAGGATGATTTGCGTGAACTAGCTGACAAGTTAGGTAGCCGTGCTGTAGCTCGATTCGGAGAATTGACTGCAAAACGTAAAGCTGCCGAAGAACGACTTGCTCAGATGGAAGCCAAGCTACAAGAAAAACCCAACCCGCTAGAGACCAAGAAGGTCGACAACAACCCTTACAGCAACCTTGACTCCGTCGATAAGTTGCAGGATAAGGCACAGGAAGTCGAGCAAGTAGTCGAGTGGGCGGAGGATATTCTGTTTGAGAGTGATGGCTACGCAGCAGATGATGTAGTAACCGAGATTGAAGGTAAGGAGTGGACTAAGAAGGACGTGCGGCAGGCTTTGTTAAAGGCTCGTAAAGCACAGAAAACTTTCCTCCCTGATCAGCTCAACAAGGTTCAAGCACAGATTCAAGGAGAGCAGCTTGCTAATTCCTTCTCTGATCGTGCTCGAAAAGAACTAAGTTGGCTAGAGGGTGAGGACAATGACTTACGCAAACAATTCGAGGCTACGGTAGGCGACGAGCGTTTCAAGAAGCTAAAGACAGTTATCAAACGTGAAGCCCCCGAAGTAGCAGCGCAATTGGATTATTGGTTCGCTCACGCTACAAACAGCATCTATGGGCGCAAGCCAGTAGAGAGCAAGAAGACATCGCCTGTACTTAACCCGTCAAAGACAGGGACACCATCCTCGGCTAAACCAGAGAAAACTTCGACAAGAACAGCCAAAGCTATCAAGGAATTGGAAGCTAGGTTCAGAGAGTCGGGTAGTGCTCGCGATTTTGCCGAACTCCGAAAATTCAAAATGGGACGATAGTTCCGAAACTTATTAACAACTAATTACACAATATTATGTCATTCTCAAATACATACGACACAACTAATCCAGGTTCCGCTGTTTCTAACCGCGAAGACCTCACCGACGTACTCACTATCCTTGCTCCTGAAGAGACACCAATTCTCTCTTCTGCGAACAAGTCAAAAGCAAATGCTACTTTCGTAGAGTGGACTGTTGATGGCCTTTCGGCTCCTGACACTGCTGGTATCCGCGAAGGTGCTGACGTTACTACATTCACTGACAAGTTCTCTGGACGTGCTCGTCTTGGTAACTACGTTCAAAAGTTCCGCCGTGACTTCCAGGTTTCTGACCTGCAAGAAGCTGTTGACAGCGTAGGTCCTGCTAAGATTGCACAAGCTGAAGCTAAAGCTATCCGTGAGTTGAAGCGCGACATCGAGGCAACTCTTTGCGGTGCTCAAGCACGTACAGCTGAGAACGGTACTGACACTCCATATCGTATGGCTGGTCTTGGTACTTTCATCGACAGTGCTGCTGCTGACGCTCTTGTACCTGCTGGTTACAAGACTCCTGCATCCAGCGAGCACACTTCCGGTGACTTCTCCGAGGATACTCTTAACGACTTGATCACTTCGATCTTCCGTGAGAACGGTTCAAGCAACAACCTTATGTTGGTTGCTGACACTGCTCTTCGCCGTGAAGTAAGTGACTTCGCTCGTGTCCTTGAAACTGGTAAGAACGACCTCCGCAACGTGAACTACGAAGGCGGCAGCTCTACCATCAAGGTATCGGTTGACCTCTACCAAAGCGATCACGGTATCGTATCTGTTGTAAATATGAACCCTGACTGTGCTCCTGACACAACTAACAAGGACACAGGCTACCTCATCAACCCTGAGTACTACGGTGTACACGAACTGATCCCTATGGGTTCTACTCGTCTACCTAACCAAGGTGGTGGTGAGCGCGGTTACGTTGATTGCGCCCTTACATTGGGTGTTTACCAGCCAGCCGCTCACGGTAAGATTACAGCAATCGCTTAAATCTAATTGATCAAGGGTTGGGGGCGAATGCCCCCGCCCTTTCTTTTACGTTAATATCCTAACAATACAACTATGGCTTATACAGATTACGACACGCCGGGTGAAGTCCTTACAAGCGGCTACTCCGCCACTTCTTCCGATATCACAATGACCATTGGATCAGGTTCATTGCTTCCCGATATATCAAGTGCTGAGGCAAATGCCACCACCGGTGATTTTAGAAAACTAATGTACGGTCTCATTGAAGGTCTATATTCAAAATACGACGAGGTTCCAAACGAAGATAAACCCTCAAAGATGGTATTGAACCGAAGCACGGGTGAAAATTCATCCACAGGTGAGTTTGTTCGCACTTACTCAATCCAATTTACATTGGACGCAACTGGCTTCGAGGTCGCAAGCGAAACCTAGGGCAAATTAGGAATTCAGGTTGGGGGCGAATGCCCCCGCCCTTTTCTTTTATGGATATTGTTATTCCCAACATCAAGAAGTACACCGATGGCGAGATTGATCGTGCGTTTATGAACGAGATCAAGAATGGCTTCAAGCTGGAGGCGGCGACCGAGAAGGACCGCTACAAGCAAGCAGTCAAGGAGGCATCGGAATTAAAAGGCAAGACGCACCCAACCTTGGGTAAGCCGATTGCAACAATGCCAGCGCGTGAGTTCTTCCGCCTGACATCTAAATATGGACACGACGAGGTTCACTCGAAGGAGTTCCTACAGAATTACAACAAGCGGTTCCCGGAACTATCACCTAATCAAATCTAATGCAGACGAAGTCATACGACGATTTACTGGCACTTACAACAGCCCTAATAGGGGCAGGAAGCCTTACGGATCCAGAGAAGGCTCAGATCCTTCAGTTCGTGAATCGACGTGCTCACGAGGCATATCAGACCTCTGAGAGCTGGCCTCGCTATATGGTGGCTAATGAGCCACGTACGATTGTGGCTAACCAGACCGTCCCTTACGCCGAGGACAGCTTATATATTTACGGTGCTGGAGAATCAGATGTTAATGGGCTTTACACGGCTGATAATCTAACAACAACTTATTCCCGAAGTGTTAGCCCAACTGTAGGGTATACTGTCTTTCCAGGTGAAAGTGGAGCCTCTTACATTGTTGACCAGGATGACAACATAATCTATCAAGCATCCGCATCAAATGGAGAAATCCCGCAATCGGGGTGGTCAACTTATGCGGTTCCCCCGCTTACTTCAACACCAACTGAAATCGTGGTTATTGACGTAGCTAACATAGCTGAGTTCATTCGGATTCACCGTACTCAGCCATTCGTAAACCGATCAGCACTGGAGTACGACTTCTATACTACTGCTCAGGGTGCTCACATTATGAACATCAGTGGAGGTGAAGCTAACATAGCTTACATCACCTACAAGAAGGAGTTCACACCGTTTACTGATGCATCCACTGACATACCACAGGAGTGGTTCTACTTTATCGCACACGGCGCATATGCTGATTTCCTACGGGTACAGGACAAGCAAGAGGAGGCTATTGCTGAAGAGCAAGTAGCTGGTACTTACCTTGCACTGGAACTGGAGAAAATCGATAACCGTGTAAACAATACTAACCTTGTAAATAGATTCTCAACCTACGTCAGCCGCCAGGCTCGATAGTAACCCCTGTGATATAATACCGATATGAAGTCACGCAATAACGCCCTCGAATTTTCTACAGTTGGATCAGAAGTACTTGATGCCGGTGATTCCGTTACAGGCAAGAAGTACGGAGCCATTCAAATCATTACTGACACTAACTTTTCTACACTGACCGCCAGCAATGTTGACCAGTCCTCTGCCGTACTTACTGGCGTAGGGATCGGCGCAGGTACAGTTCTTTACGGTCAGTTCAGTGCCGTAGCTGTAACAAGCGGTCTAGTAATCTGCCACAAATACTAGTATGCACCTCAGCTTAAAGGGTTCACTCATCCGTAACCCTATGCTGAATAGGGTGGGTCAACGGCTCCTTCAGTTATTTGAAGGGGCTTCTGCTGCGTACAGCCTACGTGACCTAGCGAGTAACATTGCTTCAGTTGTCCGTGTACGACGTGCAAGCGATAACTCCGAGAAGGACTTCTCAGCTGCTGACGTATCCTCTGGTGCAATGACACAGTGGGTCAACGGGCAAGTAGTACCACCACTGGATGTCCGTGAACTGGTGGACGGAGAACGCACAGGTGACCTTGTAGAGGCTGCTGCTGCCTACAGCCTACGTAACCTTAGCACAAGCTACACGGGGAACGTAGTGGACGTAAGACGCTCTAGTGATGACGCAGAGGATTCCTTTACTGCGGCTGAGGTTGCTGATGGGACGCTGACGGACTGGGTGAGTGCTGGTTTTATCTCAAATGGAGTATTCACTAATTTAGACTTCGAGTCTTTTTCTGGAGCAACTTCCTCTGGATTCTCTGCTGCCAACACTACCTCAACGGGGTTTGCTAACAGTGCAATTAATGCTGGCTCAACTGGAGATGTATTAACAATCACCTTCGACCTAGCACTTACTTATGGTTCTCCGTCTTTGTCTTTAAGAGGTGGCGGAGGTTCAGGAGCGGTAAAATCCAACTTAACAACTTACACGACTAGCGGTAGTTATACCGCTACACTGACTGCCACTGACGCTTTCAATAGAATTACGTTTTCAGAAGGAGACGTTCCCTCTGAGTTTACCATAAGTAATTTTAAAGTCTCATCAGCAGACGGCTTTGTGGAGACTTGGTACGACCAGTCAGGCAACGACAACCACGCAACTCAAGGGACGGACGCAAGTCAGCCTAAGATTGTTGATGCTGGTAGCTTGGTTTCTGGTGGGATTGATTTTGATGGGGTTGATGACTCACTGTCAACTGGAAACCTTTCATTATTTACCCTGAATAACGTGTCTTCTTTTGTGGTATCAACCATTACGGCTGGCGGTGGTTCTGTTACCTCTGTAACTGAACTAGGGACTTCTTCCGCAAGATTTGGCAATCCTTACCGATATGGCGGCACGTATGGCTTTAGATATGGAACCGAGGGTGCTGCTACTCAACCAGAGACAGTTGATTCTACGGAAGCATTAACCTCCTTAATTGCGGGGGCATCGAGTGCTGAGGGCTACAAGAATGGAACAAGTATTAAAACATATGGTACACCAAATACTACGGCTATTGTAGGTAAACCTATTACTATAGGAAAGAGCTTTGCAGGAACCCCAAGTTGTTTAGTTCAGGAAGCTATTTTCTACAACTCCGACCAATCGGACAACCGTACAGCC